TTAAACAGCAACACCCCTTAACTCAAGTATCTGAAACTTCTCTCGTATAAACTCCCGAACAACAGCAGGTAAAGCCTCCCTACCCTCATACCCCCACAATCCAAAGTAATCCATCAACTCAACCTCTAAACCACACTGAAGAATATTAGAAACAGCGAAATCTAAGGTGAAGCGACGACGACACATAAGCTTTAAGTGATTACCCAACCAGAGGCCTACATTTCTTCTAGTCGACTCCCCAGGAGGCTTAGGTTTACGGGTATAAAGGAAGTCAGGAGCAGGTGCATAAATCTCCACATCTTCCATTAATAACTGCCACATAGGATCGATATAAGACGTGGAATGCTGAAGACGGAAGTTATTAAGCGCATAGCGCCATAGAGCAGTTAAATGCTTAGCCAGATCTTCGAAATTGTTAATCTGTATAAACTCACCATTATCATCCTTAGTACCATTACAAAATTGCTGAATTATCGAGTGGTGAAAGCGCATTTCAAGGCGTTTAACCGAATCACCATCCTGATACTCAGGTTCCATAAAGTCATCCGTAGAGGGCGTTTGACGCCATTTCTCTTCCCAATAACAAATTTTGTCAGTCTTAATCGCTTCAGTAACCTTATCGTAAAGTTGCATCTGTAATCCGCCAACACTTCCAAAGGTAAACGTTTGACGATCCCCATAGACAACAGCTGTTTCTGACACTGAAAAATGAGAGTCGGAGATACCTAAATGACGCATTTGTCGCTTAGATTTGGTTACTAATCTGTATTCAAAATCTTCTGGAATTTCAAAACCTTTGATATCAACTGCAATATGAGCAGCAATGCCCGTTTCATTTAGTTGAGTAGCAAAACTAGACGCTATTTTTTTAAGGTAATCAGAAAGCTCTTTAGGCGTATTACGAGCAATAAGTTGCGGAGAAACTTCAATTTTCACATGGGAAGCATGTAGGCTTTCATCTGCATAGAATGATTTAAGCAGCACCACTAGCCCTTCATCCCCATTACGCAGAATCCACTGATAACCAGCGCTTTTACTTGATCTAGATATAAGCCAATCAATACCACCCAGTTCAATTACCTGATTGAAACCTGAATCATAGATGCGTTGAAGCTCAACAAGGATTTCAGTCTTCAGAAGACACTTAAAAAGCTGTTTAACAGTATCAACACCAGTATGTAGGTATCGAATATTCGATAAATCAAAAGAGGTTTGAGAGTTGGTTAAATATGATCCTTCACGGTGCCACAGCTTAGACTCATAGCGCATGGTAGGTAGACTCCTAAATGATGCTTATTTTGTTTCTATTTGAGGGGATATATCAGAGTACCCCCCTTATTAATAACGTGTTACAAGAACGTTAGCGCCATCTGGGCGGCAACTTCGCATAGCTGTGTCTTCGCCCAGATGGCGCTAAAATTGATTATGAACCTCCTGCGATTCAAGCCATTCAATACGAAGTGGTGGTGTATCTGGAAGCCGTTGGGAAGCCTCAGCAACCATTTCAGGTGGTAACTGGTCGTAACAAGGAATAAAACGGTAACGCCCTTCGTACTCAATCTGAGCGACACAACCAACAGCCTTAACCTTAAAGCCCAGCTGCTTTAACTCCTTGCTAGAAATCTGAAAGAAGCGCCCTTCTTCATCATAAAATCTAAAAAAATAATTCCGTTTATAACGATTATCAAGAGTCCCTAAAAATTGCCCCCTGTAAGTCATAACAGGATGGTTTACATAATTAGCGGCAGAAGTTGAACGAGTAATAACCGGACGAGTAACGATCCCATCACCACCATTAGAAACAGGACGAGCAATTTCCGAAGGATTGGAAACATTAGACGATAAAGAGACTTGAGCAGGTTCCGTAATATCTTCACCGGAGTCTTTAATAAACCAGAACCAAACCTGATAACTAACAGCAAAAGCGAATACACAGGCAAACATGATGATTTTAGGTTGCTTGAGAATCGACGGCGTTTTGATGTCATTGGTGGCTGTGCCGGTTTGGGTTGATTGGTAGCAGTCGAAGTATTTGGTGTCGGCCTGTTTGAGGATTGGCTGACCGATACTATGGCTGGCAGACTGTCCGCTGTTTGATGGATCATGTTGCACCTCTTTCCATTTGTTTTTATACCAAGGCAATAGGCCCGTTAAATTTCTATGACGGTAGCCATACTCACAAACCTGTCTAATCTCGGGATGAACTTTGCCGATATTAGGAGTGGTGATATAAATGTCCCAGTTATGGTGTCTGTGCTGGTCAAACGCATCCTCAAGCGTAGCGGGTCGCCCATCAATCTCCGCTTGATCTTGACCACCCTGATAGTCATATACACCAAGATCACGAGTACGCTTTGGAAAGGCGCGCTGACCTTCATCAATAAAGATCAAAGCCCCTTTGGGAGCCCAATGGAAAAAGCGCGAGATTAAATCAAATCCCTCATTGTTATGAGGAACTGAAATTAGCTCGGCCTCGTCAGGTATCTCGATATCTAGGGCATCCTCAATCCGTTCGATAGAATCAAAACCACGTAGATTAGTCACAACAGTACGACCAGCTTTGAGGGCATTAATAGCTTCAAATTGAAGAACAGCAAAACTCTTAAAAGAGCCTGGCGGGCCGTGATGTATGCAGGCAGTCATTACCAGCCAACCATATTCAATACAAAACGAGTAACCTTGGCTGACAAAATGATGCTAAATGCTTCTGGGATACGGAAAAAAGACATATACCCCATCAGTTCACCATCGATAGAACCCCACGCAGAAGACAAAGCACTAGATAAATTAAGCTGATCTAGAACCACTTCAGCAATAGACCAAAACAAAGAAACAGCAGCTGTTTGCAGCTTAAGAAACCAGATTTTCAACCAATCTAAAATATATTCAAAAAGCCCCGGTCCCTCACCATCACCAGTGAAAAAATCAGTAAACCATTCAAGCCAATCTAATATAAATTCCATGATTAACCCCTACCAGACAAAACAATACCCGCAGCCATAATCCAAGCAGCCGCAATTATTAGATTCGCAATTATTTGTAAATAAGGAAGAAAACGAGAGATAGAAAAATCGATATTAACGCCAAAAACGGAAGTCACACGCGTAGGAATTGATCCACCAGAAGACAAAGAAGTTGAAAACTTACTTTCCGCCTCTGATTTAACACGATTCCATTCTGTATTAAATTCGGCGGTAACTTCTGCTAACTTTTCAGCAGTAGAACCCAAAGTTGGTTGCTCAAAATTCTCATTGGGACAACGTTGCAAATACTGCTGCATCAATTGAGCACAAAGTACATCATCACCATCACAAACAGGCGGCACATCACAAATCAAGCCTCCTTCAACCGTACCGTTGTTTGTTTGAATACAATTAGGGTCATCAGGGTCACAAGTACCCGTATCACCATCACCGTCTAAGTCTTCAGTGCTCTGACCTGATGACGCAGCACCCTCACCTCCACCAATGACAACACCACCACTACCTCCACCTCCCTCTGAACTAGGCTCTGTACCTGTACCGCCCTCACCCGGTTCAGACTCTTGCCCTGTACCACCCTCTGTACCCGTAGTGGGAAGAGTTACACCCGGGTCAAAAGTAATACAGCTACCTGAAGATATTTCACATTGACCTTCACCAGCCTCCTCAGCACCACCACCTGGTGTTGGTCTGCAAACGCCATTGGTATCTTTTGTATAATCAGAAGGACAGGGGGCAGCATTAAGGTCGCATAAAGAAGAAGTACTAGGCGCTGATTCACTACCAGTAAATTGAAAGTTAGAACGAACTTGGACACCGTTACCGGTATCAGGATCTATAAAAGCATTACCAACGGCCGCCACCTCACAACCATCACCAATACCGCCCGTTTTTGTTCGTATAAAAGCGCCAGAAGAACTCTCACAGGAGGTGATAATACGATTAAAACCAGCAGATAAACCGGTTAACTCTTCACAAGTAGGAGGATCAATACATTCACCAGAAGCACTAAGATAAATTTGACCTGAAGGGCAAGAGTCCCCATGGCGTGCAACACTATGAACAGCAAGGGGAGTAAAAATATAATTAGCTTCATCAGTCCCCATACAGCTAAAAGCATTTGTGCCAATAGACACAAGACCGGTGAAATCATAACCACTCATCCCCGCATTACAGGCCGCAGTCGCTGAAGGAAATTGACCTGATACAGAGTTGGAAAGCCAATAATAATCTTCAGCAAAAGAAGAAGAAGAAAACAAAAGGAGAATTGTGAAATATAACAAACGCATAAAATCACCAACAAAAAAGCGGATAGAACAAACGCCCTACCCGCTTTATTACTCTATGCAATGCGACCAGTATAAAAACCGTGTACAAAGCATAGAGCAAAGGCCATAGCGTAGAGCATAGCCAGAAGCACGATTAACTCTTACGAAGTACAGAGATAACGAAGCCAACACCAACAACAACGGCCAGAATACCCAGAATAGCGAGTACCGCAGCGCCAGTGTTGGTTTCGCCATCTGTTCCAGCTGCACCAATAGCAACGGAGTGATCAGCAGCCGCAGCAGTACCAGCAACTAAAGCACCACCAGCAACAACAGCAAATTTAGAACCCAGAGAACGAGCACGAGCCAAAGTATTTTTTAACATTTTAAATCTCCAAAAAAGTAAGTTTAATTACGCCAGTAATCGCATTACGTACGGGAGAGAATTCTTGCTACCTTCCCTGCCCAATGGCCTGTTATGAACGCCACAATTAACGACCCCATAACAATCCCAAAAATATCTAGATCAAATGAATACACTTCATTCAGAATCATATTCAGTTGATCTAGCTGGCTTGGTTCCTCAGTAATCGTGCCATTGCAACGCAAGTCACCATTACCCGTCTGAGTCCAATTAACACTGCAGCTAACCATTGCCATAAAAATCACCTAAATTCGCTGCGGCTAATGACCGTATGCAACCAACTGGCGTGAAAGTTAAACAAGCCAAAAGCCGCAGCAAAACTTAAAAAATTAAATAAAAAATCTCTTCGTAACCCATAAAAGCCAATGTAAATAAGACACCAACACCAACAGCCCAGGGGCAATAAACGACTAGAGCGTGCTTTAAATTTGCACTAAACATAATCAGCACTCCGCAAGCTTTACCCACATACCCACAATCGCTGACCAATTTCCTGCGGGGTCTGCTCATGTGGATATGATGGATAAAGGATCATCACTAGCTTTTAGCTTGTGGCGTTTGGACGTTCTTGGCGGGTGTAATGCCAACAACCTTCTGGGTCATTTTGTTCTGACCGCCACGCATCACCTGTACTTCGATATCACAGGGATACGGATAGCTAGGGAGATCAAGAGATTCAAAAACAGCAGGATCAGTGGTGATAGACATGAGACTTATGCCCTTAGTGGTTTCATCACCACCTTCCGTACCGATGAAAGTCTTACAGTACTTATTACTCTCGACTTGAACTTGCTGAACACCGTACACAGTGGCTTTTAAAGTTTGATTTAACAT